TTACATTCAACTTACCCAATGGACAGGTATTCTCACTCAAAGGCCCACCGGGCCTTGACTTTGCCCGGGCCAAAGCCATCTTTGACCAACAAGCTGCCACTGGATCGCTAGTGGGCTTCAAGCCCGGAGATGTGCTGAGTGCATCCACACAGGCCCAGGCCGGGCTACAAAGTGCTCAGGCCGCAGTGGGGCAAGCATTAAGTGGAGTTACCGGATCTCTAGGTGCAGGTATACCCGGTGCTGCTGGCCTACTGGGCAGCGCATCGAAAAGTCTAGCCGGGGTAGGCGGAGCACTCAGTGGCAGTCTTTCGGCAGGTGTTCCGGGACTAACTGGTGCAATAGGTCCAGCGGTGTCTAGTCTCCAGGGTTCATTGTCAGGTGCAGCTGGCACTATTGGATCGCTTGCCACAACTGCCATCGGAACACTCAACAAAGCTATCAGTGGAGTACCCGGTGGTGCAACTATCAACACAGCTGACTTTACCAAGCAGATTCCAGCATTGGGATCAATCGGCAATCTCAGTGCGCCAGATGTGACTGGAATAATGGCCTCGGCTAAAAATCTAGTAGGGCAGGCAACAGATAAATTGAGCAATTTGAAAGGTGCAGGATCGTTTGGGTTTGATGCATCTCAGTTGGAAAAAGCCGGAATACTCAAACCCGGAACATCAGCACTGGCCGCTATAAAAAATGCTTCGTTAAGTGATCTGTTCAAGAGTGCATCATCATTTACAGGAAAACTTGGAATCAAAAGTGGAGCAGACTTGTTGGCCAATGCCCCTGCCCAAGCACAAATACAACAGGATCTAATGGTCAAAGGATTAGCCGGAATGTCGACTCTTGGTATTCCAACCGGCGCTCTCAGTGCTCCTGCATTAGGTGCTGTGGCTGTGCTGGCAGCCAAAAGTGTGACCAACGCAGTGGCTTGGCTCAAAGGAGCACCTGCTGCGGCCGGCGTGCCAGCTTCGGCAGCGACTGCTGCGGCTGCTATCGCACCAGGAGTTTCTAATGCAGATGTTGCCAGTACAACTGCATACGCGGTGAGATATACACAGCAAAAAGTACCCGAAGTATTCAAAGCCGAAGTGACACCTGTTCCTGCAGAAAATACTGCCAATAGAGAAACGCTTACTGCTGCTACCACCCGGGTGTTGGGCAATGACAAGATCCCACCACCCAATTATACCAGATCAGATGGAATATTAGGAGGAGATGCAGCTCGTACTGCATTGTTGGCTGAATTGCAAGCAGCCAGTGATGATTTGGATTCAACATTTAAACAATTCCAGGCCATGAGCGAAAAACTAAAAGTACTGGAAAATCAGCAAGTGGTATCTCAGCAGCAGTTTGATGCTTTTAGAGCAGAGTTTAATCAAGTCAAAGAAGGTGCCATACAGAAAAATAATGAAACTTATGTTCCTGTGTTGGCCAAGTATGATGCTGCCATAGCAGGTACCACCGTATCAGCCAGCAAGGTATTGGAAGATACCGGCGATACATCCGCGGCAGCTGAACTCACTCGTGTGCGAAGTACGTTTTTTAGAATAGTTCTTGCTCTCAAAGCCAAAGATAGAATACGGCAGGGAGTGGCCAATGATATTGTGGCTCGTGCGAAAGAATTGAAGAAACGTATATCTACCAATGTCAGCTGATTTTTATTGGTAAATATTGTATGGCACAGACATTCATAGGTTTCAATACCATCAACCAGTATAAAAAATTCACTCTCACTGACTTTGAATTGATCAAACGCGATCTTGCCAATGCATTCAATATCCGACAAGGTGAACTGCCTGGACGTCCTGACTACGGCACTATAATGTGGAACTTCTTGTTTGAAAATCAAATTGAAGAACTACAGAACAGCATCGTGGCCGAAGTGCAACGTGTGGCCGGCGGCGACCCCAGAGTGTTTATTTCGGACATACAGGTGTTTCCTGAAGAAAACGGTATCTTGATACAAATAGAAGTCACTGTCACGCCATCCACCGATGCCACTCGCCTGGGCATATTTTTTGATATCATAAGCCGACGAGCTAGTTTTGTTTAGGATAAACTACGCAGTTTTTTGTGTCCATAAATAAACAATAAGGCACAAAAGGTCGAAACCAATGGCAACAACAACTAGACAAACCGCAATCTTTGGAGTAGAGGACTGGAAACAAATCTACCAGACCTACCGCGAAGCCGACTTCCAAAGCTACGACTTTGAGACTCTGCGCAAAAGTTTTGTTGATTATCTGCGCCTGTACTATCCCGAAACATTCAACGATTACATTGAGTCTAGCGAATTTATCGCGCTGTTGGATGTGATGGCATTCATGGGCCAAGCACTGGCTTTTCGCACTGATCTCAACACACGAGAAAATTACATGGACACTGCTGAACGTAGAGATTCAGTAGTTCAATTGGCAAACTTGGTCAGCTACACTGCTAAACGCAATACAGAAGCACAAGGCTTGCTCAAGGTGTTTTCAGTGGTCACAACAGAAAACGTCACAGACTACAACGGAGTAAATCTCAGCAATGTTACAGTAGACTGGGCAGATCCTACCAATCCTGCTTGGCAAGAACAATTTACTACCATCATCAATGCCAGCCTGGTTGATTCGCAAAAAGTGGGTCGCCCAGGAAATCGCCAGACCATCTTGGGTGTGCGTACTGACGAATATGGTATAAATCTAGTGCCAGGATTCTTGCCGGTAATCCCTTACACTGCCACAGTGGATGGAATCAACATGCCATTTGAAGCTATGTCCTCTACATCGATGGGCGAAGATTATCTCTACGAACCCAGCCCTAAGATAAACCAAGCATTTAACATATTGTTCCGTAATGATCAGCTGGGATTCAACAGCAACAACACCGGATATTTCTTCATGTTCAAGCAAGGAGTGTTACAGAATCAAGACTTCAACTTACCTGAACGAATTTCTAATCGTACGGTCAATATCAACATTGATGGTGTTAACGAACAAGACCGTTGGTTATTCCAGTTGGACAATGTGGGAAACATCAATCGTGAATGGAAGTTTACAGAAAATGTTTATTCGGCCGCTGCCGAACAACTTGGCACCAGCCTGCGCCCTATCTTTTCAGTGACCAGTAGAGCTAACGATCAGATCACTTTGGTATTTGGCGATGGGGTTTTCAGTGAAATACCAGTGGGCACATTCCGTTGCTATGTTCGTGCATCTAATGGATTGCAATATATCATCAACCCTGAAGAAATGCAATCTGTCAGTTTGCCCATCAGCTACATCAGTCGCAGCGGCAATCTTGAAACTATAACTTTTACTTGCGGTATTACTCAACCGGTCAGCAATAGTCAATCACGCGAACCAATTGCACAGATCAAACAACGTGCGCCTGCTCAGTACTACACACAGAATAGGATGGTCAACGGAGAAGATTACAATCTGTTTCCGTATACTCAGTACAACTCCATCCTCAAGAGCAAAGCTATCAACCGTGCCAGCATCGGGACCAGTCGGTATCTTGATCTAGTGGACAACACCGGCAAATACAGCTCAACCAATACATTTGGCAGTGACGGCGGCCTGTGGGAACAGAACGTATTACCTACCATATTGTTCTCCTGGAATACCAGGAATGAAATCGCAGATGTTATAACAAACCAAGTACAATCAGAATTACTAGCGCCTATTGTCAAGCAGTTTTACTATGCAAATTTTCCGCGTCAGTCGGTCAATACCGGCACCACCGCATTGAGCACCTGGCAACAAAGTACTACATTGGCCAATCAGACCACTGGATTTTTCCGTAATAGCACCGTGACCAGTACATGGACCAGTGGTACTCCTATACCAGTAGGCAATGTAGTAAGCATATCTAATCCTTTCTTTTTTGTCACACCAGGCGCGTTGATAAAATTTGTATCGCCCACAGGATATTACTTTGATCGTAATAATCGACTGGTTCAAGGAACCCCGTCTCGAGCGGACGAAACACTAGAAATTTGGGCCAGCCCTCTGCAGGTACTGGGTGACGGATACAACGGAGGATTAGGCAATCTTCCATCGGGTGCCGGACCTGTTACTTTGAACAACTTTGTTCCTACTGGGGCCATTGTCGATTCGATTATTCCATTGTTTGTTACTGATTTGCCATTGGACCTCGAAACTGCCATCAGCGAGCAAATTGTATTGTATCGTAATTTTGGCCTAGGCTATGATAACGATGGATCTGTTACAGGCACACCATATTCTTGGTATCTGATTACTAGTACCAATCTTGATCAGGATGCAGCCTGGAGCCAGACCGTTCCAGGAGCGGCCGGTAACACCAACGGAGTAAACACCGATGCCAGCTGGATGATACAATTTGTCACAGTGAATCAAAGTTACACTATTACCTTCCGCGGATTACAATACAATTTTGGATCAGTGCTACAGACAAGATTTTTCTTTTATGAAAATCAACAAATTTATGACAGCCGGACCGGTACGGTGATCAAGGATTATGTCAATGTGTTAGCAGTCAATACTCAGCCAGATTCTACAGCACATCTGCCTGGAGACATCCCTGTAACTATTATAGGCCAGCCGGTGGAAAGCGATGGATATGTGGACGATTTCCAAGTGTTGGTCAGCTATCGAGATGCAGACAGCGACGGCATTCCTGACAATCCAGATTTTTTTACAGAGATTGTTGCCCCTACGGTAAATGCCAACGAAAAATTAGTATTCTTGCAACAGACCGTTGATTTTGACAATCTTCAACGCTATCTATTGGTAGAACGCGGACGAGTAAATTCCGACTATGCTACCATAGATGATATTGAATTGGTCAAGAGTGAATGGTCTCCGGGCCAGGTGTTTTATGCCTACGATCAAGACACATTCTACGAACTCAGTATTTCTGTAACAGGAGTACGTACACTTGTGGCAGTAACAGGATGGATCGCACGAACAGGTCGACAAGATTTGTACTATCAATATCGTCATAATTCTCCATTGACTAACCGTATAGATCCCGGTACTACTAACATCATTGATTTATATGTGATACCTCAATCTTATTATACCGCCTATCAGAATTGGATCAGGGACACTACCAACACTGTACCAAAGCCCAATGTGCCCACCATCGATGAACTCAATACTGCATATCAAGGATTACAAG